CCAATGCTAGCGACAGTGCGGAACATATCGCCCGTTAGTTGGCAGGCCATGTCCCAGGTCTCACGCCGGCTTGCGGTGGCATCGAGGCTGAAAATCAGGCGGACACGTCCGATTTTTTCGTGGCCATCATGTCCGCGAGAAAATTGTCGAGATCTGAACGAGTTGGATCGATTCCGGTCGATTCGCGCGCGGTCGGCTCATTTCTGGTCACGGCTGGCTCCTTCGGGCTTCACGATTTGAAGAAATCCCCTATTTTCCGAGATTTCGCCGCAGGGAATGCAGGGGATCGAAGGTCTTCGCCTTATAGCTCTATCTAATTCGCAACCGACATGCGAGTTACACGTAGCTGTTAGACAAGTACCCCCCATCCCCTGCAGTCCCTGCAGATTAAGGAAGCTCTACGAGTCGGAAGCATGCGCGGTTCAGCCTGTCCTGCTCCCGGATCAACTGATATCTGCGCGGCGTTCCTTGCGCGTCAGGTAGCTTCACAATCCGTCCGCTGATGCGGCGCAACCAATGCCCGAGGCGCTCCGCCGATACTTTGCCCGGGTCGCCACGTGCGGCAGCAATCCGGAGCAGAAACGGCTTGAACTCGCGCGGACCCCAATAGTTGGAAGGCGCTGCGGCGGTCGCTTCTTCGATGATGTCCGCGGTCAGGTAGGGTGTGTCGAGCGCGAGACTGTATTCCATCCAGAGACCGAAGAACTCCCGGATATTGGCGAGCTCGATGTCCTCGTCGCGCAGTCCTTCCATACTGATCACGGGATCGAGCTCACCCAACCAGACCAGCGGGCTGCGCACCATCGTCGACCATGCGGAATAGCTCCCGAACGGCGGACAGACCGCCGGCGATCCGGCGGCGATATAGGCGCGTACGATTGTGAGTGCGGCCGCGACGTAGGCGCCGCGATCGGCGGCAACGAGATCGAGGGCATCATCCTGGAACTGCCGCAGCTCGGGGCGCTCATCCAGCGCTTCGAGATTGCATACGAGGCCGCGGCGGATCATGTCGCCCCGGAACGTGATGTTGTTACCGGTCGCGTACACGACCGTATGGCATTCACAGAGGGGCATCTCGCTGCGGCCGAGGACTCTGATCCGGATCACCGGACGCTCGGTCACCTGACAAAGAAGTTCGCCCTCGAGATCGTGGATGCAGTTATCGAGCGAGACGAGCGAGATGCCGCTGAGCAGGATCGCGCCGATGCGTTTTTCGGTCTCGTCGGCGCTCCTTGAGGCCGTGATCACAGGACAGAACTGCCCGGTCGAGACCATGGCGATCACGTCGACGAGGTAGCTTTTTCCAGTCCCGGGAGTGCTCGCTCGGATGAGATAGATGGGGGAGGTCGGCATCGATCCGCGCAGCAGCGCGGTGAGCAATCCGGAGATCGCGACCGAGTAATTGAGTCGCCGCTCGAGCCCTTTCCCGTCCTTGTCCTGGAACGAGAACTCGCGAAACAGGTGCTTGAGCTTATCGAGCCCTGCCAGCGCATCCTGGCGGGTCGGATGCACGGCCATCGGCGGCAGCCGCAAATTAGGGAGCAGATAGAGCTCCGAGCGCGGGTCGTAGCCGGGCGCATCCAGCAGCGAGCCGTCGGGGCGCAGTGTGGGCGTGGTGATGATCCCCGACACATGTGGGAAGACCCAGCGGCGCTCGCGCGAGAGCACCATGCGCACGAGCTGGATCGGCGGATCGATATCGACCCAGGCGTTCCGCCGAATGCTCCAGTGCTGAAAGATCGCGGCCTCGGCGACCGGCTCGATGAAGGCGTCCGGCCTGAAGGCGCTCAATCGCGCGGTGAGCGTCTTGCGGCCGTTCGCGGCTGGCCGGCTTTCGGAGACGGGGTACACGAGCTCGCCGGCGCGCGAGAAGATGTCCATGTTGGCGGCGAGCATGGCCTGTTCGGTCGCCTCGACGGTGCGCGGGAGCTGGCCCTCGACGAGGCGGATGGTGGGCAGCACGTGCGGCGCGCGCGCGCCGCTGGGCGCTGCGCCGGGCGTAGCGCTGGGCGAAGCACTGGGGCCTGCTCCGGGCCCGGGTGCTGCCTGCGCGCTTTGGGGCGCAGCCGATGCCGATGCGGGCGCCGCCCCGCCCGATAACCCCGTCCTAGCTGTCCCAAGCGTCCCGCCGGGCGCGGTCGTCGCGCCGCCCACGGCCTTGCCATAGGAGCGCGCGACCTCCCTGCGCAGGCGCTTGGCGTACTTGGCGCCGATGCCGTTCGGGTACTTCTCGAGCAACGCCACGATGTCGTCGATCGTCCAATGCCGGCGCTTGAGCTGGTCGATCACGCTCTGGAACAGCCCCGAGCGACCCGCGTTGCTAGTCGCGCTGACGCCGCCCTCGCGGATGCTCTTGAGCAACTCAGCGGGCAGCGTGCTCTCGGCGTCGATCGGCGTGCTGCTCACCGCCGGCGCGCCGGCCGCGGACGCAGCCGCAGAACCTGTCGAGAACGCCTTCAGCAATTCGTCCGGGTCCCACAGCCGGCCAGTCTGCTCGGCGATCCGGGTCGCTTCGACGGTGACGCGTCCGCGCGCCTGCTTCGCGGCCGAGGGGAAATTGGGCGTGCCCGCGACCCTGTAGCACTGCGTGATCACGCCGGTGTCCTGGTCGGCGCCTGCGCTCGCGCGGATCGCGTCGCCGATCACCTTGGCCTGGTCGGCCGGGATCGCGCGGGTGAACAGGTACCAGAGATGGAAATTTCCGGGGCTGGTCTCGACCACGATGCTCGGCCTGACCGTGACGTTGCCGGCCTTGCCCTTGTCGGCGTCGCAATCGACGACGAGGCCCCAGACCCAGGCGGTGTCCTCGAATCCGCCGCGTTGAGCTCCTCGTAGATCGGCGCGCACGGTGCGCCCCTCGATGTAGACGTTGTGGCCGTTGGCGGCGTCGCCGACCGCGGTGCGCACCATGCTCTCGACGTCGTCGAGCGTGAACCGACTGGGGACGAGCCGCTCATCGAGCGGATTGAGCCGGGACAGCTGCAGGACGCCCGGCGGGCCGGCGCCGTTGATCGCCTGGCGCGCGTGCGCAGCGATGATTTCGATGAACTGACGAACAGTCGCTTCGTCTACTTGCGCGCTCATATGATTCTTCCGCCCAGTTGGAGGAACAGCGAGAAGAGGTACTTGTGCATGCGTTCGGTCGGCTCGCGATCCCACGGGACTTGCGCCGCGACCTTGTCGATGAACTCGTGATGCTTGGGGGCGAGCCGCTGCTTGTTACGCTGGCAGTAGAGCGCGACCGATTGCCAGGTCGGTTTGCCGCTGGAGTCGATGAAGTCGTCTGCTCCGTGCAGCCGGTTCTCGGTGTGCTCTACGGCGGCGTCCCAAATCTTCCTGCGCTCTTCGTTCGAGACCCCCTTGCCGAGGTTTTCGACGCCGTGGGCCAGGCCATTGAGATCGGTGCCGGCGGACTCCAGCACTCGCTTGAGCGCGTGCACGGCGGCGATGATCTCGCCATCCTTATCCGACGCCAGCAGCCGGATGGTCATGGCGATCCGCTGTTCCAGGGTTGTCGGAGTTTTTGGGCGCACGCTCATGTCGTCCCCCAGCACCGCTTGACGTGGGGGCAAATCTTGCAGGGGAGTTTTTCCGGGTCCTTGTAGGCGCGCGGCAACAGCTCGCCGGCGCGCGCCGCCGCGATGATGTTGGCCGCGCGATCGGACCACAGCTGCGCGCGCTCGGCGTCGAACGGCACCCAGAAGAACAGCAGTTCACAGCTATCGACGTTGACGGCGCTAAACAGCAGCGGATTGGTCAGCCTGAGATATGCCTGATAGAGCGAGGCCTGCGCCGCATATCTCGGAAATTCCTTTTCGAGTCCGTTGCGCGCGAGCGCGCGCCAGTTCTTCGAATTGAGCGCCTTGTTTTCCCAGATGAACGGAAAGTTGACGTAGGCGCTGCCGAGCGGATTGGGGCCGGCGATAACGACGCCATCGACATGGCCGCGGAGGTCTCCGTTCACAGCGGAGAACGCGAGCGCCTGGGGCGGTGCGAACGTGAAGCCTGCGGCGACTAGCTGCTCGCGGACGCGGGCCTCGAAGTAGTGCCCGCGGGCGAAGATCGCGCGCGTGCGGGCGTTGAGCTCGGGGCGGACCCACCAATCATATTGGACTCTACGCAGGCACTCCGAGCCAACGATGCTCGCCCCCAAATACGGATGCGGGAGCTCGGCCTTTCCGGCTGCGGCGCGCTCGATCGCCGCGTTGAGCGCGACGTTGATCGGCTCATCCACCAGCTTGGGCTCGTAGTAGTCGTACATCGTTTTCCCGTCACCACAGTGGCGCCTTCAGGCGTGAGGGTTGCTGCAGTCGCCGAAAATGGTCTTCGGCCTCCTGCGCGATGCGATTGCTGGCGGTGAAGCGCGTCGGACAAACGCGCTCGCCCGCTTCCGATATGAATTTCAGCTGGTAAGATTTGTTGTTAGGCCGGGGCTCGACGACGTAGGTGCCCGCCACCGTCTGAGCTTGTGCCCGCTTGTCCGGCTCAACAATCGACCAAGATAGCACTCCCCACATATTCATGTTCTTAAGCAGGTTCGGTTCCATCATTGCTGTTCTCCTTGTGTTGAAGCAGACGCCTAGAGCCCAACCTCGTCGTCGGGATCGCCGGGTGCGATCAATGGCCCGCCCGCCGCGGCGTTCGCCTGCCGCGCGATCGTGCTCGCGCCCGCCTGGCGCGTGATGCCCTTGTCGGAGAGATCGCGCGCGATCAGCGCCTTGCGGATCAGCCGCATGGCAGTCAGTAGGAAGTCGGCCATGATCTCGCGCGGCCACGACGCGAGCGGCTGCGACCACTCGATGCCAGGGCAGGCATCGGCGAGTTCCGGCAGGATTGCCATGATCGCACCTATGTCCCACGGCTGCGGGTCGAGCCCGGTCATCCGGATTGTTTGCTCGGTGTCGAGCTGTTCCGCGGCCGCCTGTTCGGCGCGCGTGCGGATCCAGGCGAACAGCATCGCGGCGAGCACCCAACCCAGCTCCGTGTCATTCAGCCGCCCGACGGGCGTCGCCGGCGGGATGGGGCCGTCGAGCGTGATGACGCCGCGCGCGGCCTCGATGGCGGCGGCGGTCGCGCGCCGCAGCCATTCGTCTTCGAGGGCGGTCCCCGAGACCGCCCCGACGATGCGGGTCGTCCTCATCGCCTAGCTCGCCCACTTCGGTGGCTGGATGGGCGCGGCACCCGCGGGCGTGGAGCCCTCCGGTGTGGTGCTCGGAGAAGCGGCGGCCCCACCGCCGCCGTTGAACGGCACCGGCTGCTCGATCGGATGCCAGCTCTTGTCCTCGGGACCGACCGCGGCCAGCAAGTAGTTCTTGTCCGACCAGTTCGTGCTGCTGCCGTCGTTCTTGGGCTCGCCCTTCCGCACGCCGATCCGGGCGATGAAGATGATGTTGTCGAAGTCCTTGTCCTCGGCCTGATACTTCGCGAGGTTCTCTGCGCTCGTGTCGCCCTTCTTGATGCCGCGCGCGGACTCCAAAATTTTTTTCATCCGCCCGCGGTTGGTGAGCACCATTTCCCGCTGGCCGTCGGTCGAACCCGCCAACATGAAGTTGTCCCAGAATTTGCGCTTCGCATACGGGCCGTCGAGGAGCACGAATTCACAGTCGAGCATTTCGGCGTCGCCCTTCGCCGTGCGCTTGTACAGTCCATCCGGACCGGCGTTACCGGGGCGGATCCGCATCTGCGTGGTGGCGATCGTGTTGTGCGGGATGAGTTCGGAGAAATCCCGCGGTTCGGCAGCTTGGCTGTAGTCGAAGGGCATGGGCCCCTCCTATGTCTTGGGGGTGGAATTGCCGCGATTGAGGATTTTTATGATCAGTTTGCCGAGGTGCGGCGGCTCGGTCTGATCAAGCTTTCCGGAGCGGTCCTTGGCCGGAAATCCCCACGGGTTCGGCGTCGAGCACACGAACCCGCGGGTCGGTTCACGATCGGCGAAGGTGAGGAATTCCATCACCACGACCTCGTCGACGATGGCGCCGATCCCGCGCGGCACGCGTTGGCCCTCCATCTGCAGGCGGTATTCGACGAAGCGGCCGAAGTCGTCAGTGACCTTCTCCAAGACGCCGACGAAAATGACGTTCGCCCATGCAATCCGTAGGTGCTGCGCAAATCCTTCGCGCCGGTGCGCTCCGAGCGCGCTTCCGGCTGCTGCTCGGCCCAGCGGAACGAGAGCCGGCTGATCGCGGTAATGCTGTCGACGAAGATCAGGTCATAGCGATCGAGGTTTTCCAGCGCGCCCCCCACCGCCTTGTAGTGCGCCTCGGAGTAGCAGCTGACCGGCGCGAACGACGAATTTGGGCCACCGATGCGGACCGCGATGTTGCGCGCCGTTGCCCAGTCGTCGATCCGGATCGTGTCGACCGGCACGTCCTGCACGCTGAGGTCGCCGGCCTCGCCGTCGACGAACAGCACGCGATCGGTGTCGAGCGTGCGCAACTGCGAGGTCTTCCCCACGCCGGTCGGGCCGATGAGCAGGATTTTCACACCGCGGGGCTCGTTCAATCTCTCGTCGGCGCCAATGATCTTCATGCCGTGCCCCCCTTGGTCGCGCGCTCTGCCGCCATGACGATCTCGGCGGCGAGCTTCAGGGGGATGACGACGAGAAGCTCACGGCGGTCGGCGCGAACGATCAGGAAATCGCGCCCTTCGAGCCAGTCATAGAGCTGGCGGAATCCGCTGCCCCGGCACTTCACCTCGACGCGGCGGTCGGCCCCGAGCAGCGGGATGCTCACATCGCCGCCGAAACGCCCGCGCGCCGCGCCGGAGAGGGGCACACGCTCGGCGGCAAAGCCGTGTTCCCGCAGGAAGCGAACGACGGCGCGCTCGCCTCTGTCGCCTTTCTGTCGCGATGCACGTCCGCCACGGCTCATGGCATTCGGCTCTGGTCTTCAATGAGGCAAATCGACAAACAGGAAATCGGATCAGAAAAAGTGGGCGCCGCCCTCGCGAGCGACGCCAAGATCACTTAACGCAGATAAGTCGCGCCGTGCTTTCCCATCGAGCCAAGGCCATTGTTGGCGTCGAAGATATTGCCGCGCGACTTTTGAGTGTGGCGGGGCTGCTTCCACCCGCCGCGGAGTATTTCGCCATTGGTGCGATCGACGAAGCAGTGCAGCGTGCGGCGATCGTGGTCACCGTAGTTGTAGACGCGGACAACACGGATGTAGCGCGGGCCAACATCCATCTCGTACCTGACCGTCTCCGGATCATTACTGGCGAGCTGCTCGATGCCCCGAAAGAAGGTGGCGAAGGCAATGTCGAACTGGGGCACCAATGATTTCGATTTGTCAGTCATGTCGTCCTCCTGTGAATGAAAAGGCGCCGCCCATATGAGCGGCGCCGTAGTCGGCGCCTTTGATTGGCTACTTGAGCGCCTCTGTGGTCGCCTCCATGGTCGCCTCGGTGGTCGCCTTCGTGGTCTCCATCGCCGCGGCGATCATCCGATCCCAAACCCAATCCAATCCGAGCAACTTGGCTGCCGTCACCAACTGGTCGGGCTTCGAGTTCCACAACATCGTTGCAAGATCGTCCGTCGCGCCGGTGGCGAGCCAGAACAGCCCCTGCTCCAACACCGAGCATTTCTTGAAGGCTGTGATGGCTGCCGCGGCGTTCTTCACCCGGACCCCCGCAGTGAGTAACGGCTCGTGGCCTTCGAGCACGGCGTCAAGGAGAGCGGTGTCGCCGCTCCCCTTCACCGCCCTCAGTGCGTAGAAGGCGCTGTGATTGGTGGAGCAGCGCTCAATCGCCTCGGCCACTGGCATCCCGCTCTCGACGAGCAGGACGGCGGTGTCAGCCTTCAGGGCTGCGCGGCGATAGCCGTGATGGATTTGATGGCGGGCCCGGTGGTGGTGACCGTTCCCGCCGTTGCGGGCCTGTCCGTTGCCGTTGGTGGGGGACGGAACCTTCTTCTTGAATTCCGCCGTTGAGGTCTTTAATAGGTCGTGTACTCGCTGCAGCATAGGAACCTCCCTTCGCTGCATTCGGGGACCGAGTTTCGTTCAGGGCTTTCTCGAACCACTCGCGACACTCGGTCCCTCCTTCCTCAGCCACCCTCACATCTCCGAACCTCACGCCGGTGGCGGTGCGCGAGACTCGTTGTTCCTATGCGGTCATGCTCGCCTTCTCGCGCGCTCGCCTCCACGCTGCGGCTGCTTCGTGCGTGATGAAAACCCGCGCGCCAAGCTTCAGCACGCGCGGACCGCGTCCTTCGGTTCGCAACTGATGGAAAAAAGATTCGGAAATGCCGTGCGCTTCGCAAAACGACGGGATGCTGTACATCGCCGTCGGCGTGCGCGAGGGCGGCTTGCGCAGCTTGCGCTCAGTAACCTCCTCTCCGCATCCCATAGCAGTGCTCCATCGTCTGCGATGGCGCACGCTACGACCGCGATGAATGTTTTGACGAGGAGCAAGTGGAGGGACTTCAATCGCCCCAATTTGCCCCAAACTGCCTCAGTCTTTTTTGCGCGCTTTTTTTCGCGCTTTTTTGCGCCCAAGCGCGAAAGCAAAGGTGGTGCGGTCCGGGAGCACGCGGACTAATTTCATGAAGTCTTTATCCTCGCCGGCAGCCTTTCGGATTGCCGCTGTCGTTACGCTCGTCCACCCCGCGCCGTATCGTTTAAGGGTAAAATCCTGGATCGCTTTGCGAATACGCGAACGGCCCGGCGACGGCATGCCATGCCGCTCATCCAGTTTCTTGTCTTTCGACTCCGTCTCGCCCGACTTGGTAAGCGCCCCCCGCCGGCGGAAACACGGTCGGCCAGCGCTGCTCCAGATAGGGCAGCCAGAAAAACAGCATCGATCCGCGCCGTCCGAATCCGTGCCGCACATGCCATTCGAGCCCGGGAAGGATCGCGGCGGTCTGTGGAGGGTGCCAAAAGCGGTGCCGCACCACTTCAGTCCACTCGCTAGGCTCTTGCCAGCATAGAGACGGCACGCGCCAGCACGCCCACGTCCCAGCCGCCGGATCGAAGTTGCAGTTGAGGCAATCCATCCCATCGCGCAGCGCCAAAGTGATCTGGTGCTCGGCGATCATCTTGTCGCGGAAGTGAGGGACGAGCCGCGCCAGCACGTCGTGATCGCGCAGCCAGCGCGGATCGAGCAAGATGTCTGTGCTATAGGTGCCGGCAGGCTCTGCCACGGACGACCACCCGGTGGCGGGGTTTAGGCTCGGACCGAGGTGCGCATCACCTCGGTCCGGCCGCTCAACCTACCTCAACAACCGAATATTTCCAGAGATGATGTTGGGCTGATTGCACCCAGCGCCTATCGCGCGGCTATCACCAGAATTAGTTGCTTACGTACACGCGACAACCATGTGGGCGTAGTCGTGCTGCACGGTTATTGATTAGATGATGCGCGCCCCGACCCGCCACCGGAATGGCGGATCGGGACGACTTGATCACCAGCACGGATGGACCGCGCCGATGACCCGCCTCCCTCATATCATGTTTGCCGTTATCGCCGGCCCCCTCGACCCGGCGCTCTGGATCGTCATGCCCGGCACGATCGCCATCGCGCTGCTTGCCCACGTCTTGGTGTTAGTCGGCTGGTTGCGGAGACGACGGCCATGATGGCCGACGACGACAGCGACGACGGCAAGATCGTCCCGCTTCCACTCGACGCCCAAGAGCGGCGCGCGATGCGCAAGCTCCGACAGGACCGCGAGCGGCAGCAGCTCGTCAACGTCTTCGTCGACGAGAACCGCGCGCTCTTCCGCGATCCCAATGGTGAGGCCTATGCCGACCTGATCATCGACGGCCACCGCGAGACCTGGCCGATCCGGTCGATGGAATTCCGCGGCGCCTACATCGCCTATCTGCGGCGGCAACTCGATCGCCTGGTCAGCGAGGGCTCGATCCTCGCGATCGGGGTGAAGCACGCCATGAACAAGGGCGCCATCAACAACGCGATCAACGAATACGAGATCCGGGCCAGCAGCAGCACGACGCCGGTGCGCGACATCTATGTGCGCGTCGCCGAGCACGAGGACGCCTTCTACATCGACCTCTGCAACACGAACTGGGAGGCGATCCGCATCACCGCGGGGGGATGGAGCATCGTCGAGAGCCCGCCGGTGCGGTTTCGGCGAGCTCGCGGCATGCGGCCACTCCCGTACCCCGAGCGCCGCGGGAAGATCGAGGCGCTGCGGCCGTTCTTCAACCTGAAGACCGAGGCGGACTTCACCGTGATCGTCGGCTACGTGCTGGCGGCCCTGCGTCCATATCCCCCTTACGCCGCGCTGAACCCGGTCGGCCCGCCCGGCGCCGCCAAGACGCGCCTACTCCGCTTGATCCGGCGTCTCATCGACCCCCATACGGCCGAGACCACGCCGCTGCCGCCCAGCGGCGAGGAGCTGTTCGTCAGCGCCCGCAACAGCCACTTTCTCGCGTTCGAGAACGTCAGCGTTTTGTCGAAAAAGATGTCCGACAACCTCTGCCGGATGGCGACCGGCGGGAGCTACCGCGGGCGGCGGCGCTACACGAACACCGACGAGAACCTGCATAAGGGCGGAAAGCCGGTCGCGTTCGAGGGCATCAACAACGTCGTGACCGAAGCCGACATGCTCGATCGCCTCGTCGCCATCGAAGTCGAGCGGGTGGAGCGCTACCAGGATGACAAGGTTCTCGACCGCGACTTCGACCGCGCGCGGCCGCAGATCCTCGGCACCTTGCTCGATCTGCTGGTCACCGGCCTGCGCAAGGAGGCGACGGTGAAGCTCACGCTCCCGGCGCCGCGCATGGTGGGCTTCGTGACGTGGGGAGTGGCGTGCGGGCTTCCGGGGTTCGAGCAGGCCTATGCCGCCAACCAACAGGAGGCGATCAACACCCTGCTCGAATACGACCCTGTCGCCAAGGCGGTGCGCGCGCTCATGGCAGGTAAGAAGCGGCGCTGGCACGGCACCGCGACGACGCGGCACGAAGCCTTAGGGGAGCTGCCCAAGATCGCGAACCCCCGCATGCTCAGCGACCGCCTGCGGCTGCTGACGCCAATGCTGGCAACGGTCGACATCCACATCGTTCCGGGGAAGCGGAAGAACGCCGAACGGCCGCTGACGATCGAACGACGGTGACGATGGTGACGCAGTTTGCAAATCCTGCGTCACCTTCGTCACCCGCCCTTTGACCGCCGCGCCGGTGTTCGCGCCGCGCCGGTGTTCACGCCGCGA